ACCAGCTGACAAAATCAGCTTGTCCAATACTGAACTTTTTGAGTTAGCTCTTGAGGCTCTTTATCAGGATAACTTCCCTCAGCGTGCTGAAAAGGAGAAGTTTAACCAAGTAGAGACGCAACTTAAGCAAAATAAGGAAATTGCAGCTAAGGCAGAACAAGCGACCGTAGAAAACAAAGAAAACCTTTATGCGGTTTCAACTATCACTGAGGTCTTGAGTGCCGTGATAGTATCTCAAAATGGTGGCATGCCTACCTTTGCCTATGAAAAAGTAGCAAATTTCATCAAACCGCTTGTAAAAAGCAACCGTTACTCAAACGGGGACATCGTTGCTATGCCGTATCCGTTTGAAACCAATGCTAAATGGCCGAAAGGCACGCAAACTATCTTCATGTTTCAAATGCAACCGTCCGAAGGGTACACTTGGAAAGAACAGACTCTTGCTGAAATGTTGCAGCAAGGCGTGCTGACCGTGATCATGCCTAAAATCGATTAAGGAGGATATATGCCGATTGAAGAAGCTGAAAAAATCGCTCAAAGCCAGGTAGCTTGGGCGATTTTGTTTATCTTACTTTTCTTTATTATCATTCGATATCTCATCAAGACTTCGGACAAGCGAGAAAAGAAGATTATGGATCTACATGAGCAATCAAAGGCCGACTCTAATAGACGAGAAGAGCGTTTGATGACTCACCTAGAAAAGACCACTACAGAATTAACCACAATCACTCACACGGTCGGAGACATTCAAAAAGAAATGGTACGCATGAACGACCGCATGGAAGAAATCGAAAAAGGAGAATAACATGCAACAAATTACTGAAATCATTATTAATGGAGCAATCAGCATCCTTGTTATTTTGGCTGGTATCGCAGTCAAAGCGGTCAAAGACTACCTTGTCAAAAAAGGCGGAGAAAAGACCATCAAAATCGTTGAAATCTTGGCCAAAAATGCAGTAAATGCCGTGGAGCAGGTAGCTGCTGAAACTGGATATAAAGGCGAAGAAAAGTTGGAGCAAGCTCGTGATAAAGTCAGAGCTGAGCTTAGCAAATATAACATTAGTATGACTAATAAGGATCTCGACACATTCGTCGAGTCAGCGGTCAAGCAAATGAATGATGCATGGAAAGGAAAATAAACAAGTGAAAAAAAACGACTTATTCATCGACGTATCTAGCCACAATGGCTACGACATTTCAGGGATTTTGGAAGAAATGGGGACGACAAACACCATCATCAAGATTTCAGAAAGTACAAGCTATCTGAACCCTTGCCTGTCTGCTCAAGTTGAGCAATCCAATCCTGTTGGATTCTACCACTTTGCTTGGTTCGGTGGAGATGCAGAAGAGGCCGAGCGAGAAGCACGATACTTCTTGGACAATGTTCCTAAAAAAGTTAAGTATCTTGTGCTGGACTATGAAGATCATGCTAGCGGAGATAAACAGGCAAATACAGATGCTTGTATTCGCTTTATGGAAATCCTCAAAGAAAATGGTTATGAGCCAATCTATTACAGCTACAAGCCATTCACGCTCAATAATATCTATTATGAGCAGATTCTTGCGAAATTTCCAAATAGCCTTTGGATTGCCGGGTATGGTCTGAATGACGGTCAAGCAGACTTTGAATACTTCCCAAGTATGGACGGGATTCGCTGGTGGCAATACTCTTCAAATCCGTACGACAAGAACATTGTTTTACTAGATGATGAAGAAGCTAAGCCGAAATGGAAGAGAAATGATACTGGTTGGTGGTATGAATACCCTGACGGATCTTACCCAAAAGACAAATGGGAAAAGATTGATGGCATCTGGTATTACTTCGACGAGAGAGGTTATTCAATAGCTTCTCGCTGGTTGAAGGATGATAGTAAGTGGTATTATCTCAAAGAAAATGGCGCAATGGCCATTGGTTGGGTGCTTGTGAATGGTAAATGGTACTATCTTGATGCTTCAGGAGCGATGGTTACTGGCTGGGTTCAATATAAGGACAAACTATACCATCTCAAAGAAGAGAATGGCGAAATGTCTTCAAAAGAACTTGTTAAAGTTGAAGGCGGCTGGTACTACGTCAACGAAGATGGCAGCCGCTCAGACAAACCAGCACTTGACGTATTACCTGATGGACTAATTGTTACCACTAAATAATTTTTAAAAAATAGAAAGGACAATTTCTAAAATATTGTTCGAATTGTTTTAACCGCAGGCATTTGCTTGCGGTTTTTTTGTTTGTCTGAAAGTACTTTTTATCAAAAATTTTAGTATCCTTGATTGAAATGTAGGTCACTAAAATTATTTATACTTTCCACTTGATAACAATTTTATCAGCCGTGACCTGGACCTTGTTTATAAGCCCTCTAACAAGTACCTTTTGACCTTCGTAGTCCATTGAAAATACTTTTTCAGCGTTTAGCAGCTCCCTCATGTCAGCTTTTCTTTTGTCTTTTCCAAGAGCTGGATCGTTTTCTAGTTCAGTCTCAAGAGTCGCCCTCATGCTTATAAATTCAGCTGACTTGTCCTGTAGTTCCTCAAGAGTAATGCGATCATCTATGTAGAGATCGTTTAGTCTACTGAGTTTCTTTGACAGCTCCTCTATTTGTTTCTTGTAGCTCTCACGGTCTAGGGTTTCGGCATTGTCATCTGAAAATATTTTGTCCAAATAACCAGCGTCATCTTGTAGCTTGCTGATTTCTGTCAGCACATAGTTTTCTATGTCATCTTTTTCGTAAAATCCTGAGTCACATTTTTCATTATTGTTGTATACAGTCACGCCCTTAGTTTTCCTAGGGTGTCTCTGATGGCATTCGTACCTGATGAACCTAGTGCCGTCTTTCCTCACCACTCCCATTAAAATTTTTAAAGGTGCGCCACAATATCCACATTGGGCAATACCTGATAGTATGTATTTTGCTTGGAATGGCCTAGGGTTGACGTTCTCTGCTGCCGTCCTTTGTCTAATCTTCAGTTCTTCCTTGGTCTTGTTGTATACCTCCTCTGTAATTATTGGCTCATGATTACCTGGATAAACTTCTCCCTTGAACTGATTGAAACCACAGTAGACAGGGTTATCTAGTATAGCCCTTACCGACCGATAACTCCAAGGCACATGTTTTGGGTATTTCTCATTTAGATCATCTCTCAGCTTAGTAATTGATCTCCCTCTCAGATAACTCTCAAATATAAACTTAATAGCCAGAGCCTGAGCCGGATTGATAGTAATGGTTCCTGTTTCTCTGTGGTAGTCGTATCCATACGACGTCCTAGCCCACATCATAGATTTTCCAGCTTTAGCCCGTCCTATTTTCCCAAGCTGCATACGTTCCTTGATTTGCTCCCTTTCTAGCTGAGCAAAGACGCTCAAGAGCCCAATCATAGCCTTACCAAAGGGAGTAGAGGTGTCAAAATTTTCCTGTAGGCTCAGAAAGGCTATATTATTCTTTATGAAAATATCCTCAATTAAGTAAAGCGTGTCTTTTTGACTACGGCTAAGACGGTCCAGTTTATAGACTAGAACTGTGTCAAATTTTCTTTTTTTAGCGTCTTTGATAAGTCCCTCAAGTGCTGGTCTGTCAGTATTTGCTCCTGAAAAACCACCGTCAGTATATATCTTGTAGACGCTCCAGTCCTTAATATCGCAGTAGCTAGAGAGCTTGGCTTTTTGCTCATCGATAGAGTACCCCTCCTCAACTTGTGAGGTAGTGGATACCCTGACGTATATAGCTACTTTATTTGTAGTTTTCATTGTAGTACCTCTTTCAAAATTTCCTAAAAAATGATAAAATGGGTACAAGAAAAGACATCATGCGAGGTTATCTCCATGAAAATCTTTTCCTGTTACATGCCTCACGCTCTCGGTCGCCAAACTTCTGAGCGTGGGGCTTTTTTTATTTCTTAGACTTAAATACACATCCACAGTTGCGACAGTGCCAGTTGTGTTTCCCTTTTTTACCAACTAGGCCAAGGAGGACAAACGGCCAGGCAATCATCCAACCGATGCACCCAACACAACCATTGAAACCTTTACGGTCCTGCATCATGTATTCAATTTGATCACTGCCACATTTTGGACAACGTTTTACATATTTAGCCATTATTTTATATTCCTTTCTTAATTGTGCTAAATTTTTTGAACTTTATAAATATCTACGACCTCGCCAATGGTTCGGATATCGTCGTTTTCTGTCAGATAGATTTCTTCGTATCCACTATTCAGACTTTGCAAGTACCAGGAACCGTCATAGTCTCTTTTCAGTTTCTTGACGAAGTTCTTACCATTTACCTGGAAGATGCCGATTGAGTTGACATCAATTTGACTAGCTACTCTGATAAATAATAAGTCATTATCTTCTATGAGTGGCTCCATTGAGTCGCCCGCCACTTTAGCTATTGTATCATATTCCTCTGGTACATCTTCAGCTCTGAGTCTCACTTCCATATGCAGATTATCTTCCTGAAATGTTCCATGACCTGCAGCAACCAGTCCCTCGACGTAGTCAATGATATAATCTTCATTGCTTACCTTCTCGAAGATAGAAGCAACCTTAGAGCTTTCCTGCTCATCAAGTTGAGCATTGGCAAAGTCGAGGACTTTCTCTTGTCTAGGTTCTTCTAGTTGGTTGTAGATGGTTAGGATTTCAGGTTTTTCTTTATTCTCTTTTTGAATTCCTAAAAGAAATTCTGGAGTAATATTGAAAATTCTAGCGAAGTCATCAGCTTTATTGAGTGGGAATTCTCTAGTCTTATTGAAGTACCTAGACATTGTCGATTTAGCTATTCCAACACGTCTAGCTAGCTCACTCATAGACATCCCTTTCTTTTTTGCTTCTTCTTGGATTAGAGAAATGATTTCGTCATTAGTTCTCATGTTTCTTCGTTCCTTTTATTTGATAATTCAATTATACCATCGTTCCCAAACAAATACAAGAGAAACACAAAAAAACATTTTTTGTTATTTTTTTCAAAAAAATAGTTGACAAAATGGAACGACTGGAGTTATAATGAAATTGTTCCACATCGGGAACGAATAATACTAAAAGGAGAACATGTTATGACAGTTAATCTGAAACGATTAAAGGCTGAACGGATTGCTAGTGGTATGACACAAGATGAAGTGGCTCACAAAATGGGTTGGAAATCACGTACACCATACGCAAAACGTGAAAATGGCTTAGTTTCTATTGGTGCTGACGAACTTGCAAAAATTACAAAGATTTTCGGACTTCCAATGGAAAAAATCACTATTTTTTTTAGCGAAAACGTTCCCGAAATGGAACAAACAGCCTAGGAAGGAGAGAAAGTGATTGAAAATAAATGAAGAGAAAGGAGACTGTATGACAAACTTTAAAGATTTGGATTGCCAGTTTATCTTTCAGGAATCCAACTGATGACTACACAGCTGTTAGTAATAGTTTTATCAACGATCCTGCGCTGGATTTTACAGCGGTTGGCATCATGATGGTTATTTTGGCCAATCACCCCAACTGGCAAGTCTATCCAGACGAAATAGCCAAGCGCAAAGGTGTTAGTCGTCCAACTATTAGTAAATATTTCAAAATCTTAGAAGAGGCTGGATATTTGCGTCAAGTTAGACGAAAACCTCCAGGCCGTGGAGGAAGTCACGTATTTCGATTTTTTTCGGATAGAAAAATATCTGATTTCCAGTTTGACATCATGTTGCAACGACTTGATAAAGCGATTAGTGATTCATTTTTTGAGAAGTAAGTTTTTTTCATGTCAAATTTTTTCATGTCAAATTTTTTCATGTCAAATTTTTTACACTAACAAATATTAACTAACAACAAGTATTAAATAACAATAAATATTAACTAACAACAAGTCCTACTTCTCTTAATAAATAAAAGAGAAGAATTTCAAATTTAGGACTTTGCAAAAATGGGAAAGGAGTAAATATGATACGTCATTATATAACTCATTATGCAAGTGATGGGAAAGATTACGCTGAAGCATGGATCCAAATCAACATTTTTGGAATGAGCTTTTGTTTATGGAAAAAGCGTACAACCATTGAACGATTGTACGCATTAGATGAAATCAAATAACAAAAAAAGCACCTGACGGCAATCAGGCGCTCAATAAAATTATTCAAGGAAATTATAACATGAAGAGAAAAAAAGAGCAATGGAAACCAAAAATTGTAAACATCATGGCAGATGGTTCTCAAGTTGACGATCTGACAGGATATGTCATCCCTGCTGGTCATTCGTACTATGACATTATTTTAGGCATGAACAAGCAATCTAATGAGGAGGATGTAGCTTAATGAAATTACTTACCAAATTAAAACTCGGTCTTGAGGGCATCATCCATGAAGTGAGTCTTGACTGGAGAGTGGTAGCAGTCGAGCTTAACGAGGATCTTCTCGAAGAGCGCAAACGTCGCTTTGC